TCCAGCGGCATATTCCATTGATGCCACTTCAGTAGGGAATATATCAAATAATTCTACAGCATATAATGATTCTTTATCTGCTACAGTTCCATCTTGTAAGTCTTCGTCTAGGGTGTATATTTTTGCTCTAGAGACATACTCTTTATAAAAATTAAAATGATTGTTTTTTGGATTAACAATAAACTCTTGCCATAAATCAAAAAATCTTCTAATTTTACCTTCTCTATCTAAATAAAATGTTGCAGTAAAATCGTTATATGTTCTATTCATTGGCATTCTAAAAATAGGACCATAAGTTCTATTGTCTTTGGTGTCTATTTTCATTCCAGGAATTGACATTGTTTCGCAAAATAAACTAACAAGTCTTTGCGTAGAATTCATTTCCGAATATCTAGCATTAACATCCATACCAGGAAGTTTTTCATTTGTCAGTCTAGCAAATTGTGCCGAACCTGAATCTTGTAGAAATGGTGGAAAAATTTCTAATAGATACTTGCTCTTTTTTGCAAGACCATTAGATTTGACGGTATTGATAAATTCGTTAAGTGTTGGCATTAGAACATTCTTCGTGATTTTCTGAATACGGATTCTCTACTTGCACCAACAAATCTTTCTGTTGGCAACGCTACAGCACTTGGCCAATCGTTAGGGTCAATATAAAGAAACTTTGATTTCATTTGACCAAACAAATAACGCTTGACACAAGGTGCCACTTCTCTATACTTTGCAGAACCACCAATGATACTCCAATTAATTCTAAATCTTGTCGATGCATTCATTTTGTCGTTTGTTGTAGTTTTATACAACTTTTCTAAAAGTCTTAATCTCAATACTGGTGACAAATAATGAAGATTCAAACCAATAAATCCATCGCTCGTTTGGTCCCAAGGTATTACTAAAGGGTATTTATCGTAGTAAGGCAACTCATTTTTATATTTAGGATTATAGTTAAACATTACCATTTGACCAGAATAAAAGTATCCTTGTTGATTACTTGCATAATCTATGAATAATCTTTCGGCACGATAATTTGTTCCGACCAAATCTTTAACCTTACCGAGATACCAACCAAGAGCAGATTGTGTATCTCCTGGTTTTGGTCTTAGTTGGTCAAAAACATTTTTAACTGCCATCTTATACCTTTAAATGTTCTTCTGTTAAAATTTTAAATTCCCATTTTCTATCATCGCAGTATTCTTTTGCCGCTTGCCATTTTGAATTATTAACTATCCAATTCTTTACTTCAGTCATATATCGCCTAGTCTTTCTTGTTTGAGGCACCGGCTCTTTTGTGTATTTTTTAGGTTTAACTTCGATTAAATAAGTTTTTAATTGATTATCGTGTGACTTTACTTTCACAAAGAAGTCAATAAAGTATCTATGAACCCTCTTATCAATTGGGGATATATAAGGAATAACTACTTCTTCACTTCCCCATTGAACAACGGCAGGGTTATTATCACAATAAACCATAAATTTTAACTCCCAAGATGACCTATAGATAACATTTCTATAATCTCCGACATATTTGTGTGGGTGCTTGGGTAAATAACGACCTTTATAACTCTCTGCCATATTGAATATAAATATACTTGATTCAACTATTTATACCCCTTAGGACAAAAGAATGGCCAGAACCATCACTTCAAAAGAAGACAACTTATCCCCTTTAGATAAAAGTAGGGATGGTGACAAATATAAAATCGATAATTTGATGTATCCTATGGAACTAGGAACACCAGAATATGAGCATCATGTTGTTTTTTACATCAATGTTGATTCAACAAGTAAATTTCTTGGTGATGAAGAACAAATGGGTGAGCGCAGTTATGTTGGACAAAATCGTAGTGCGGCACACTCAGGACAAATAGGTAAAGTAGCAGACGGACTTTCAGAATCTTTTGGAAACAAAGAAAAGGCGTCTGGTGATGTTGCTACTAAAAAGAAAGATGATGGGTCGTTGATTGAAGTAGGTAAAGCGGCAGGAGATTCTTTAAAAACATCTTTTGGTGTAGGCAAATCAATGCGAAGACTAAAGGCCGCAATTGCTTTGACTATGCCTCAGTCATTTATTGCAAACTATGGAGTTCAATATAAGACTGGAGAATTAGGTTCTGTTCTCGGTGCCGCAATGAACGGAGGCATCTCTAACCTAGTCAATGTGATTAAAGGTGAAGGATTAAAAGGTGTTGCTGGAACATACGCAGGAGATACTGCTAGAATTATTGCAGACCAATTAGCAAATAAAATTCCTGTTCCTAAAAATTTAGCGAATGTTGAAAATGCGTTACAAGCGGCATCACGCCGAGTTCAGAATCCATATATGGAACAATTATTTGAATCTGTTAACTTTAGAACATTTTTATTTAACTATGAATTCACACCAAAGAGTGAACAAGAGGCAAGAAATGTTGCAGAAATTATTAAATCGTTTAAATTTCATATGCATCCAGAGATTGTTCAAACAGGACTCTTTTACTTGTATCCTTCCGAATTTGATATTGTAATATATTTCAAAGACAAGCAAAATGAATTTGTTAACAAAATTTCAACTTGCGTATTAACAGAATGTTCAGTTAACTATGCATCAAGCGGAAGTTGGTCTACTTTACGAAATGGTATGCCAACTGAAGTTACAATGCAGTTGTCATTTAAAGAGGTTGAACCTCTCACAAAAGAAAGAATTAAAGAGGGATATTAATGAGTTACTTTTCAAAGTTACCATCAATGTATTATTCTCTTTCTAAACCAGGAGAACAAGTTAAGGTTGAGATTGTAAAAGATATTTTTGTTCGTGCTGGTATTAGAAATGAACTAAGAGACAATATTTTTATTTACGATGAGTATGATATCAAAGATGGCGAAACGCCAGAAATGCTTGCCGACCAATTTTATGGTGATTCTGAACTTCATTGGGTTATTTTATTGACAAATGAGATTCATGATTTTATCTATGATTGGCCAATGACTGAAAGAGCGTTAAACAAGTATGTCAAGAAAAAATATACAAGACCTTTAGGTGTTCACCATTATAGAAAAAGACAATCTTCAGGCGACCCAAATGTTTGGATTACTGTTGATGCTTCATTAGCAGGTGCGGCCGGAGTTTATCCTGTGTCAAATTTAGAATATGAAGAAGGCGAAAATGAAAAAAAGAGAAGAATTAAAATTTTGAAAAAAGAAGCATTAGGAGAATTTATTTCTGAATTTGAAAAGATAATGGATAGACAGTAATGCCACAAAGAGAAAATGGTTTTTTTGCTGGCAAAGTCCAGTTTAACAAAGCAACAATTTATCATAATTCAATTGAATTGGATGTAATTTTAAAAGGTGATAAAGAAACTTACGGTCCTTTTTCTGTTGAGTTAATTGATATCATTGAAGAGATTTCACTCTTTGAAGATATCATGTCACCATTTTTAACTGGCGAGTTGGTTATAAACGATTCAACAAATATTTTATTAAATCTTCCTGTTTTAGGACAAGAGATTTTAGAATTAAATTATCAAACGCCCTTTTCAGATTCAAAGGTCAATAGATTTTTTTATATTTACAAAGTATCTGAACCTGTTATTACTGAGAAAAAACAATTATATAAATTGCATTTTGTTTCATATGAAGCAACAAAAAATATTTCTACTTCAATTTCAAAAGCATTCAAAGGCAATTCAACAAATATTATTAAGCAAATCTATGAAGAATTTTTAAAAGTAGATGATAGAAAACCAATTCGAACATTAGATTCAAACGATGCACTCAAATTTGTTTGTCCAAATTGGAGTCCAGTCAAAGCAATTAATTGGGTAACTAATCGTGCTATCTCAAGAAATTCGAGAGAAGCAGTTTTCTTTTTCTTTGAAACTGTAGATGGTTTCAATTTTTATGATTTAGAATATTTAATGAATAAGGGTTTTAATAAACCTTTTACAGATATTCTTGCTGAACAAACAGATGAGAAAAATGGACAACCACAAGGACCAGAAACTGCTCCTGGATTTTATGTGAGACCTGGTAATATTCGTAAACATCAAAATGGTGAATTCCCTACTGCTGGTCCTAAAGATACTGCCGAAGAATATAAACAGGTCATAGATTTTTCTATTGAAGATAAAATTGACTTTCTCAAAGATGTTCAAGATGGAGCATTAGGCAATACTTTGATTGTTCATGATATTAGAACAAAACGAATTACAAAATATCAGTATGATTATGTTGCAGATTTTGAAAAATATACTCATATTGAAGGAAGCAAAATTTACTCCGATAAAGTTCAAGGTAAGTTTTATAATTCTTTTGTCAATGTTATGCCAATGCATTCTAGAAACTTTTTAGATGAAAATCACAACTATGTTAATGATTGGTATCAACCTAGATTATTAACTAAAAACAAATTAAATGCTATTAAAATTAGTAACTTTCAAATTAATGGTCATGTTAACTTGAATGCCGGCGCATTGGTATATTTTAGATTCCCTCAAGCGCAAAGTTCAACAGATAATGCTTCTCCACCTGAAGATAAATATTTCAAAGGTTATTATCTTGTTACCGCATGCCGTCATGTGTTTCAACAAGACAAGCACACGATTTATATGGAACTAGTTAAAGATAGTTTTGCTACAGAAATAGGACAATAGTAATGTTTAACTTTAAACAATTTAATGAAGAAGTTGAGCATCAATGCACAGACTTGATTGCTGAAAAACTGATTCTTTATAATCAAGGTAAAAAATATGGCCAAGTTGTATTTCTTGCTGGCGGCGCTGGTAGCGGCAAAGGTTTTGCATTAAAGAATTTTATTCAATCTGAAATTTTTAAGATTCGTGATGTTGATGAGTGGAAGAAACAATTTCAAGAATTAGCAAAATTTCAAAAAATTGATGTGTCTTCTCTTTTAAAAAGATACTCAAGTTCAATTAAAGATTCTGATAGACAACTAATACAAACAGAAATCTTAGATAAAAATTTAACTTTAGATAAATTAGACTTACGCAATAGCACACATGTTTATCTTTTGCATGTATTGGTTAAAGCGGCAGGAGTTAAAGAAAGAAGTTTAGAACTATTGCTTTCAAATAAAAATGCTGAAACATTACCTAATATTTTATTTGATGTAACATTAAAAGATATTAGCGATATTAATAGTGTGATGCCACAGTTGATTGAGGCAGGATATAAACCTCACAATATTCATATTACATGGGTTCTAACAAAGTTTGAAGTTGCTGTTCAAAACAATGCAGGAAGAGATAGAGTAGTTCCTGAAGACATTTTATTATTAACCCATAAAGGTGCCGCCAAGACGATGCTATCAATTATGAGAGAGAATCTTCCCGATGGTTTAGATGGTTCTGTTCATGTTATTTTAAATAACAAAGAAAATACAATTGCTTATGTTAATGCTGAAGGAAAACCTATCACAAGCAAGTCAGGCAATATTGTTGTAAAAGATTTTATGTATTTGCTGTTGAAAAAAGAGAACGGTCCATTTTTTGATGATGCGTTCATTAAAAAACAACTCTACAAATGGATTATGGATAATGTTCCTCAAGGAACTTTTGCAAGGAGAGAGTTAAATGTCTGATAGTAAAACTTTGGAACAATTAGAGCAAGAAGGTCAAATTGAAAAAAATCTTCATCTAAATGACGAACCTCAAAAAAAATACTTGGGGTTTATTGAGTTTATGAATAAAACAGAAAAAGGGCAATCGGATGAAAACTCTATCGGAACTTAAACAAGAGTTGAATGAACAAACAAAAGTTGGAGATAAAATTATCCAACAAATTAAGGCATTGGATAAAAATGCTTTAATGGCCTACGGTGCAAGAAATTATGTGTCACTTAAAGATGGTATTCAATTTGATGTTAAAGGGTCTAAACACAAAGGAAGAATTATCATTCGTTTAAATTCTCAAGATTTGTATAATATTGAAGCAGGAACAATTCGTATGTTTAATTATAAAGTAGTTAAACAAGTTGCCGATGTTTCTGTAGAAAATTTAGTTTCAGTATTAGATAGCATTATTGGATAAAAATGCCTGTAAATAATAATCTTCATAGTTTAGGTTTTGTTTGGTGGGTCGGTGTCGTTGAAAATAGAAACGACCCTGATATGCTCGGTCGTTGTCAAGTAAGAATTATTGGTTTTCATACGGAAGATAAAACTCAATTACCTACGGAAGATTTGCCGTGGGCGTATCCAATGTTGCCAGTTACTTCCGCATCAATCTCTGGCATTGGTCAGTCGCCAGTAGGACCTGTTGAAGGAACATTTGTTATCGGATTCTTTAGAGATGGTGAATCGGCACAAGAACCTATCATGTTGGGTTCTGTTGGAGGAGTTCCAATTGAGAAGATTCCAGACAGCGAAGGATTTTCAGACCCGAAAGGTGTGTATCCAAAGTTCTTCAACGAACCTGATACGAACCGTCTAGCACGACACGATTCAAAGATTAATAGCGATACTATAGTCATTAAAAAAGAAGGTTCTAGAATCACTGGCGTGCCAATTGCAAATGGTGGTTCTTGGAATCAAGTAACTATTCCATATAATTCAAAATATCCATTTAATCATGTTTACCAATCAGAAAGTGGACATGTATTGGAATTTGATGATACCTCTGGTTCAGAAAGAATTCACAAGTATCATCGTGCAGGAACATTCGAAGAGATTGATGAGAACGGAACGAGAGTAAATCGTATAGTTGGTGATAACTACGAAATTGTTGAAAGAAATGGTTTTGTATACATCAAAGGCAAATGTAATGTTACTGTAGATGGAACAGCAAACATCTTAGTTAATTCAAACGCAAATATTGAAGTAAAGGGTGATGTTATTGGAACATTCAGAAATGATGTTGATTTTCAAGTCTCCGGAGAGTTTAATGTAACTGCTGGCGGTAACATTAATTTACAATCAGATGCAAATATTCATTTAGATACACCAAACGGCGAAATTCATTGGAACTCCGGCAGAACAGGATTGCCATCACCTGCCGGTCGTGCCTCTGTGTCAGAAACAGAGTTTCAACAATTAGAGCCCAATGGTCGTGGTGAGGCGGCCGCCTTAGAAATTTTTGACGAAGACTTTAATCCTGAGAAAGCAATTGAACTAATTAAATCTGGAGTTCTTAAAGCAGAGGAAGTAAATAAAGTTGAAAAAGCAGATAAACCTGTAGACGAAGAAAAAGGAAGTCCTAAGAATGTTCCTGCTACATGCGATATGTTTAAAAATCAAACAAACTTTCCGGATTCGTTCCCATTGTCAGCAAATGTAAATTTAGGTATGTTGTCTTCTAATGCGCCCGCACAAAGACATACAGTTGCGGCACAAAAAGGACTTACTAAAGCAGAAATTGTATGTAACCTTAAAGGTGTTGCAGAAAATATTTGTGAACCAATTATTGCAAAGTATGGTAAAGGTAATGTTTTGTTCACTTCGGGTTTTAGATTAGAAGCCGCAGCCACAGGAACTTCTCAGCATCCAACAGGTCAAGCGGTTGATATGCAATTTCCAAGTTTATCTAAAATGGATTACTTTGAAAGAGCAAGAGAAATTAGAACATTGTTAAGTAACTTTGACCAACTTTTACTAGAATACAAAACTACAGGGACAGGTAAACCTTGGATACACATTTCATTTAAGTATTCAGGCAATAGAGGTCAAGTGTTAACATTGTTTAACGGAAGAACTGCCGCCCAAGGACTTACACAAATGGGTGATAAATAATGCCAGCAGTAGCAAGATTTGATGATTTAGCAGAGGAACATCCTTGTGGAATAACAGCGAATCCAGAAATGGTTTCTTCTAATGTGTTTTGCAACAATATTCCTGTGCATCGTCTTACAGATTTAAATAGAACGCATTTATTTTTGGCGCCGCCAATTTGTATACCTCACCAGACACCGTTGGTTGTGGCGTCAGAAAATGTCTTTGTAAATAACTTGGGATGTGCAAGAGTTGGTGATATCTACGATTGTGGTTTGGCGATTGTAGAAGGTTCACCAAATGTTTTCTGTAATGGAAATTAACGGATAAATATTCAAATGGCAACAATCTCAAGAAAAACAACCGACTTTGTAGATTTGGACTTGAACATGTTCAAGGTTCCTTTGACCAAAGATGTGTCTAAAAGAACCGATGAAGAAGCGGTCAAAGCCGCTATTAAGAATTTAATATTGACTAGACCTTATGAAAGACCTTTTCATCCTGAAATTGGTTCTGGTATTATGGGTTTATTATTTGAACCAATGACTGTTGTTACAACACAATCATTAAAAAGAACAATTACAGATGTAATTAATAATTTTGAACCTAGAGCAAGATTAGATAGAGTTGATATTATAGCGAAACCTGATAATAACGAATATAAAGTTTCGATTTATTTCTACTTGGTCAATGGGCAAGAAATTATCAGTATAACTACCTTCCTTAAAAGGTTAAGATAAGATGGCAGAATTTTCAAAACTAAGAATTTCAGAATTAGACTTTGACCAAATCAAATCTAATTTAAAAACATATTTAAAAAATCAAGACACCTTCAAAGATTATAATTTTGAAGGTTCAGGTCTTGCTGTTCTTTTAGATATTCTAGCATACAATACTCATTACAATAATTATTATGCCAATATGCTTGCTAATGAGATGTTTTTAGATTCTGCTGTTAAAAGAACTTCTGTAGTTTCTTTAGCAAAGCAATTGGGTTATATTCCTAATTCTTCTAAAGCATCGACAGCGGTTGTGAATATTACACTTTCAAATGTTCCAGGTAATCCTGCATTTGTTACTCTACCAAAAGGAGCAAGACTAAAAACATCAGTTGGTGGAGTAAGTTATTCTTTTAATGTAATGGAAGATGTTTCTGTTGCTAGAAATTTAGTAAATCAATATGTGTTTAATAATATTACAATTAAAGAAGGCACATATATTTCAATGAATTATACTGTAAGTAACATTAATGCTACATATACAATACCTGACGAAAATATTGATGTTGAAACATTAAAAATTAGAGTTAAAACTTCATCATCATCAGTTGACGCAACAGTATATACAAAAGCGTCTGATATTTTTGAAGTTAAACCTACAAGCACAGTTTACTTCTTAGAAGAAATTGACAAAGGTTTATTTGAAATTGCTTTTGGTGATAATGTTCTAGGCAGACAATTATCTGTTGGTAATATTATTACTGCCGAATATTTGGTTACTAATAGAGATGAACCAAATTCTGCAACATCATTCACTTTAGCGGCACCAATTGCAGGAACATCTAGTGCGGTCATTACTCTTGTGACGGCGGCCGCTGAAGGTTCTGGAAAAGAGACAGTCGATTCAATTAAGTTTAATGCTCCAAAATATTATTCTGCACAAAATCGTGCCGTTACTGCTGAAGACTATAAAGTATTAATTCCAAAACTTTACACTAATGTAGATTCTGTTAAGT